GCTGCGTTCGGGCCAGCGATACCGTGATCCGAGACGACGTCCTCCTGAGCGAGGCCGGTCGTGAGGTCGGTGTCGTTCTCGCTGGGCAAGTAGTTCACCCGCTTGATCGACTCCTCCATCCCGACGAGCAGCGAGGCGTTGACGGATCGGATGTAGGTGATCTTGTCCTTCTTGCCAGTGTTGAAGACGATCTGGTACGGCTTCGGCCAGCACTCGATGTCGCCCGGAAGCGACCAGTGGAGGGCCGTCTCGTTGTTGGCGTCGTTGATGACGAGCGAGCCACGGAAGAAGTCGCCAGTGGTGCAGCCCCCCGGGGCCAGTGCAGCCGGATCGGAGGCGGTCGTGCCGACCTGATCTCGGTAGGTCACGATCCGGTAAGGGACGCCTCGGGTGACGGTCGTACCCCAGTGAACGAGGACGCCGACCGAGTCGATGAACAGCTTCTGCGGCTTCTCGGTCCCCTTCTTCGCGATGCACAGCTTGAAGCCAGCCGCGAACTCTGCGGCCGTCCATGCGACGCCCATCGGGTCGCCGGGCCCGCCATGGTAGTGCGTGTCGGTCTTGGGCGAGAGGTTTCCGAAGGAGATGTTGCTCTTCTTTCCGGTGGCACTCACGAGGTAGACGTAGTACTCGCCACCGATCGCAAGGGTCGAGCCGGGCAGGAAGGAGAAGCTGGAGTAGCCCCGGACACGGATCGAGACGCCAGAGACGGGCCGAGTCGACCATGGGGAGGCCGTGATGAAGGCCGCGCCGGTCTGCTCGCAGGTCCAGAGGGCACCAGAGCCGAGGAAGTCGGCCGCATCCCGTGCGACGCCGCCCTCGGTGTAGCCGGAGGTCGAGACGCCGACCGAGTTGGTGTCGGGCTTGCCGAGCATGTTCGCAGCGTTCGTCCACTCGACCTTACCATCTGCGGCAGCGGTCGTCGTGTTCGGGTACATCCAGCCCTGCGTGCTGCTCGCGTCGTAGATGTCGATGTTCTGCGACTCTCCGTACTTGGTCGTGGTCGTTGCCTCGGCGATGGCAGCCCGGCGGACCCGACGGAAGGTCGAGATGTCGGGCGGGGTCGAGGCATCGGTCGTGGCGGTCGACATGTAGACGCCCCAGTGGGTCGCCAGCTTGCCGACGCCACCGTTGTTGACAGCGCCACCGTTCGGGGTCGTGAGACGGACGCCGTTCGTCAGGGCCGTGACGTTGATAGCGATCGGCTTGCCGGCCTGAAGGACGTTCGACTGTCCCTCGGTCTGGGCGAGGTATGCGCCCTCGGCGATGTCGATGTCCTGTCCGTGCTCGTCCTGACGGCCATAGATTTCCGTGAGGACGAACCAGTAGACGCCGATGCCGAGCGAGGCGGGCCATGCGTAGGTGTCGGTGCCGCCGCCCGGGATCGTGCCCGAGAGGAGCGTCAGGCTGAACTGCTGCGTGACCGGGTCGAGACCGACCGGCCGCATACAGAGGGCTTCGGTGCCGGCCGAACCCGAGGTGGTCGTGAGGGCACGCCATTCGAGCCGGTACGGGACGCCGTTGCCGAGCCAGAGGAAGTAGGTCGAGCCGTAGAAGACGCCGCCCAGAATCTCGTTGACGCTCGGGATTCCGGTCGTGGCATTGTCGGCCAGAGTCTGACTGACGCCTCGGTCGAGCGCGATCGTACACGTACCACCACCGGGGGCCACGTCGAAGGTGAGCGTGGCGTAGTAGTTGCCGGAGGGGCTACCGACGGCCGTAACACGGGCGACGGCAGTGACGGACGCGCTGGCCGAGATGAAGTGGACGATCGTGCCGACCGCGTCGGCCGTGAAGGGAGCGCCGGTCGTGGCCGTGAAGGTCGTGCTGGAGACGGAGCCAGCGACCGAGCCCGCGCCGCTGACCTCGTTGAAGAGCATGGAGCCGCTGGCGAACGTCGAGGAGTTGGCAGGGCCCGTGTAGACCTTGGTTCCGACGTAGGCGAGCAACTGCGAGTCGTGCTTGGCGAAGGGGCAGAACTTCAGGCCCTTGACCGGAGACGATGCGCCCAGAGTTGCGAAGTTGAGGTTGACACGTCCCGGCGCACGCCAGATCGCGGGGTCCTTGTCCCGGTAGATGCAGTCGTCGCCACGCTGAATCTCGCCCGGCTGAAGCATCCAGCCCGGACGGGCGGTCACGACGCCGCCATTCATGTATTCGGTGACTGCTCTGCTCATCGGGTTACCTCATTTCGTCGAATGCGCCATTGCCCCAGAGACGCCGGTTCATCATGGGCGACTCGTAGCTCGCCTTCATGCACTGGTCGACGTCGTTGTCTTCGCTCGGCTCCATGTCGTTCTCACGGGCCGCCTCGGCACCATCGGCAACGCTCTTCAGGAACGCGGCCGGGTTGTCCTTGGCCGCCTTGTTCGCAACGAGCAGTCCGCGCGCGTAGTCGAGGAACTGGTAGAGCAGATCGTCCGGGACGTCGATGTAGGTGCCGGTCGTGTTGAACTTCCGGTAGTAGCGGGCGAGGAGCGTGTCGGCCGTGTCGGGGACACAGTCGAACGCGAGCCGCTGGGTGCCGAAGTTCTGGGTCTGGTCCGAGTACGGGTTGTAGGTCGTGTACTCGGAGGGAGTGCCTCGCTGGGTCGTGTTGGCGTTGTTCCGGTCCCAGTACCGACGATCACGCTTCGTGAGGACACGCTGGTTCGTCACCATCATGAGCGTGTACATCGAGTTGAAGTCGTTCGGGAGGGCGTAGTCGTTCGTGCCCGCCACGATCGGGATCGTCTGGTTCCACGTCGCCGTAGTCGTGCTGCTCGCCGAGGCCGTGCCGTCGACCGTGATGCTGGTGACGACGCCGTCGGTGCCTCGCGTGACTGCGGTGACCGTCACGGTGCCGGTGAAGGAGGGATTCGTGAAGGTCATGCCGACGTTGACGAAGTCGAGGTCACCCGCCGTCACGGGCGTCACGGTCGTGTTGCTGGCCGTGGTGATCGAGATGGCGAAGGGCTTCGTGGTGTCCTTCAGGAGGAAGGACCAGAACTGCTTGGCCTGCCAGTCCTGATAGGCCCGAAGGATGGCCTCGCCAGCCTCGTCCTGCGACTCTTGGGAACCTGTGCCGCCCAGCACGCGGCTGACGTACAGCTTCCCATTGACGGTGGTCATGCTCATGGGTTACCTCGGGATGGGCGTCCCCAGCCGCTTGATGTCGGCGAAGGAAGGCTTCACGATGGAGGGCTTGCCGAGATCGCGCGTATGCTTGGCACGGGTCTCGGAGTAGAACTGATGGAGGGCCGGAATGGTCGCCTCGGGAGTGCGGTTGGCGAGGACCCAACGCTTCGCTTCTTGGCCTAGCCGGGCCCGCAGAGGGGCGTCCTCGATCAACCGCGACAGCTTCTGGACGAACTCTTCCGGGCTGTTGTAGAGCAGGCCGGTGACGCCGTCCTCGATCTCCTGATAGGGGCCGACATTCGCCGCGAGCGTTGCCTCGGGGCGTTTCCACACGACCGACTCGTACCACTTGATCGCCGACTTGCATCGGTTGAAGAGGTTGTCGGAGAGCGGGCAGAGGTTGATGTCGATGTTCAGCAGGCCGCGCTTCAGCTTGTAGGCCTCGTACGGCTTCCACTGGTGGTGCTCGATCTGCGAGTCGGGGATCACGTCGTGAATCCACGAGAAGTACTCACCGAAGAGGACGATCTTGACCTTCGGGTACTTCTTGCAGACGGCCGCGAGCGCATCCTTGAGCGGGTACCAGTCCGGGAGGTGCGACTGGCCGCCCTGCCAGAGGATGCGGATCGAGTCGTCCGTGCGGACGATCTCGTGCTGCTCGTAGTCCTCGGGCACGACCGTGTTCGGGAAGAAGTGAACGGCCTGCGCCCCGACCACTTCCTTGAAGTAGCGGGCCAGAACCGGCGAGGCAGCGGTGACGCCATGGCACTCGCGGATGATCTCGTGGCGGACCTTCATGTCGAAGAGGTTCCGCTCGATGTCGAAGACGACGTTCTCGTCGTGGGTCCGCTGGTCGACGATCTCGGTGACCTTGCCATTGCCGAGCGGGACCACGAGGCCCTCGCCCGGTTCGAGCAGGTAGCCGTCCATGTCGCGGGTACCCATCGTCAGGTAGGCCGAGTTGAACGGATGGACGAAGTCGTTGTTGTCGTCGTGATCGTAGAAGATCGTCGGGGGATAGAGGTCGTTCCCCTGACGGACGTTCGGACGGATTTCCTTGAGCGTCTGGATGCGGTGCAGTGCCCGGGTGCCGGCCCATGCGTAGAAGAGGGCGTAGTTGGCGTGCGTGAGCGCGATGTTCGAGTTGCGTGTGCCGCCCTTGTCCACGAACCAGTCGCACAGGTCCAGCTTGGTCATCTGCGAGGTGGGGACTTGGATGCGGTAGTAAGGGCACGCGCCCGGCCGCATGATGTCGATCGTCCAACCGTACTGCTTCGCCATGGAAGGCTCCTTTCAGTTCAGCTTGATCTTACCGCGCAGGTCGCACGGCACGCCCGATTGTTCGAGCATTTCGATGACAGCGTAGAAGAACGGCTTGTTCAACTGGAGCCGCCCATCGATCGTCTTGTATAGCTGGCCGTCGTCCATCAGTTCACCGGACGCCTCGTCGTAACGGGCGAACATGCCGAGGATCAGAGCCCACGTTGCCTCGGAGACGCGGGCGACGTGCTGGAACTGACGGGTCGGATCGAACCCGTCAGCCCTTGAGTACTTGCCAAGCTGGGAGAGCGTCTGCTGCATGTTCCGGTACTCGACGAGCCCGTCACGCATCGCCTTCTCCTTGGCGACATGCTCCTGTGCCAGCTTGAGGCCGTCGGTAGCGAAGTCCATCTGCTGCCTGATCCCGGCCTTGATGCGGGTGACTTTCAGTTCACCACTGGTGCTCATGTTACGAGTCCTTTCTCCAGTAGACCGCCTGCTTGTTGTAGGTGGTCCGCACGGAGGCCATGTTCGTGAAGGTGACGACGACGTCAACTCCTGTCGATGGCACGGTGTAGGGGATGTCGACCGGCGTGTCGTTGGTCGTTCGGGCGTAGGTCGCGGACTGATCGACCCCGTTGATGGCGACGTGAGTGACCCGGTTGCCGGGTGTCGGCCGGGCAGTGATGGTCAGGACGTCGCCCGTGTGGACCGTGGTCGGGATGCCCGAGATGGTTCCGGTCGTCGCCTGCCCTGTGGGCGGTGCGGTGACGGTCACGGCCGAGGCACCATTGCCCGCTGCGACCGTCGAAAAGGCGACCGTGTGGTCCGCATTCGAGACGATGTCGTAGTAGCCGTTGGTTCGGGCAGTGGTTACGGCCGAGTTGCCGATCGTGACGCCATCGAGCAGGATGTTGTCGAGTGAGTAGCCGTTGGCAACCGTCAGGGTGATCCGGAGGGTCGCACCGTCGTTCACCGTGTTCGCGCCAGTATGATCGGACGTGACGTGAGCATCGCTCATCGTTGCGGTGATCGTATGGGCAGCCGGCGCTACGTCGGCATAGGTGATCGCGACATAGACCGAGGTCCCGGCTGCGAGCGAGAGGTTGCAGGCGATCCAGAGAGCGTTGCCGGTGTTGCCGCTGCTCAGAGGTGTGCCGGAACAGACGATCGTGCGGGTGAAGGTCGTGAAGACGGCGTGCGTCGCACTGATCTCGTTCGCGGCGAGAGCAGCATTGCCGTGGTTCGGGCCTCCCCCGTCCGTCGTGCTGATCCACTCGTGCCCCGCCGAGTCGATCAGCGAACAGGCGAAATACGTGCCGTTGTTTGTGACGTCGACGTTGTCATTGAGGAGTGCAGCGATCTTGATAGTGACGATGTACGTGGCACCGGGCGTGATCGTCCCATCGAGGCCGAACTTGGTCGGGTTGCTACCGTTGCCACCGTTGACGTTGGCAGTGATGTAGGAGGTGATCCCGTCGTCCGACGCGAGTGCTGCCGCGTTCGTTCCGCCGATACCACTACCGCCAGTGCCGGTACGCGGTGGGTCCCACGCAGCGAGGATGTCGCTGTTGGTATGAAGCGCGGTCATTGGTTCACCTCTGGATTACGCGCCGCGAACTTTCTTCAGCGCAGGGTTCTTCGCCTTCGCAGCCGGGGACGCCTTGCGTGCCGCAGCCGCGATCATCGCGCGTCCAGCCTCGATGGATTCGCCTTCGCCAGCCGCAGCCTTCTCCGCCGCAGCCTCGAAGCCGATGTGCTTCGTGGGGTTGCCTCGTTTGCTTGCCATGTTACTTCTCCCCCTTGAACGCCTTGTGCAGGCGCTTGATGTGGGTGCGGGCCTCCTCCATGCCGGGCTTCTCGGAGCGAAGGTGCTTCGGGAGCAACTTCTCGCCGCTGCCAGCGTGGGGCTTGCGGGCCTGATCTTGCAGAGCGTAGAGGGCCGAATGCATCTCGGACGCCATCTGCTCGTGCGGTTCCATTTCCATCCCGGGCCCGCACGCCATCGCGTCGGACACCGGGCTCTTGCGCTTCGCCATGGCCTAGTACTCCTTCAGCGGCGCAGCCTTGTTGGCCTTGCGCGCCTTCGACACGGCCATCTTCGCCGTATCCTTGTTCTTCGCCCCGGCGACGTATGCCGCCTCGGTGGCGTTCATGTCCGTGCCCTTGGGGCCGAACAGGGTCTGGTCGATCGCGGGATCGCCGGTCGACTCGACGGGAGCCGCATAGTTGCCCACGCGGGCGGTGTTCACGGTCGGGTCCTTACGGGCCATGCTAGCACCCCGGCTTGGCAGGCCACGGATTCTGACCGCCACGGTTGTCGGCGACGCGCTTGTCGACGCCGTCCGCGAAGGAGGGCATGGCGACGGTCTTCTGGTCGCCGTCGTTGGCAGTCATCGGAGCATCGATCATCATGTTGGCCTTTTCGAGGTTGTCCATGTTGACGCCGATCGGCTGCGGAAGATTGTCGATGCCATCGATGACGGGCGGCAGGTCCTTGTCGCTCGACGTGATGATGTACGGATTCTTTCTGCTACCCATTGTCACCTCAGACAAGAAAGGGGGCCGGGCCATCGACCCAGCCCCCATTTCAGGTTGCAGAGGCGTCAGCCTTAGCTGACGGCGCTCTTGTTGTTCACGCCGACGATTCGGCCGTTCGCCTTCTCGTTCAGCACCTCCAGCGTCACTTCCCCGACCACGAGGCCAGCGACGGAGTCACCGCGCTTGCCCACGAGTTCGTGCGACATCGGACGGAGCCACGCGAGACGGTTGATCGCCCGCGACAGGAAGAACATCTGGCCGCCCGTGTTCGTCGCCGAACCGGTCGCGGTCGTGGTGTTCGTCGACTCGGGCACCCACCGATCGAGAACGATCTGGATGAGGCCGAAGTCACTGTCGTAGAAGTCGATCGCACCGACCAGCTTCTTGTCCACGGCCGCGATGTTGCGCGCGTGGGGGGTACCCGCCGCCGCTCCCGGAACCGTGAACGCACTGATCTGACGCTTCACCTTCGGGCTGACGTACACCTGCTCGGGATTGCCACCCGCCGAGTAGATGCTGTTCAGCATCGAGTTGAAGTCGTACACGTCGACGATACCGTCGTGGGTCGCATCGGCGAGAGCACCGGACGTACCGGCCGCACCCGCGAACGCGGAGTTCGTGGCGATGAAGGCCTGAAGACCCTTCATGACACGGCCACCCGCGCTGGACGACGTACCCGTCGAGGTCGTCAACTGACCGAACACGACCTTCTCCAGCTTGATCGCCAACTCCTTCGTGGCCTTCTGGACCTCGTAGGCGTAGCCGTCGGCGAAGCCGGCCGTATCCACCGCGCGCTGGGACAGGGACATACCCACGTCCTTGCGGAGGATCATCGTGATGTTGAACTCACGGACCGGCGACACCTGCGTGTCGAGGGCCCAGTCAGCACCTTCCGCAGCGCCGGACAGGTCGGGCGTACCGAGCGTGTCCTTCAGCCACTGATGGTAGATGTGACGGCAACCAACCTTCGGAGCCTGCGACACGAACGGCGTGTCGAAGGGCGAGATGTTGGTGATCTGCTCCAGCAAGTCCTCACGCGCGACACCGGACTTGAGGTCCGAGCCGTCGTACAGGTACGCGCCGAAGTTACCGGGGACTGCACCAGCCATTGTTGTATCCCCGCCAGCCTTTCTGCTGGCAAGTTGTACTACGTTGAGTTACCCGGTGACGCTACTGGACGTAGAATCCCGGAGGGAGAGGGATGACCATCTTGCGGTACGCAGCACCCGAGGCAGAGCCGGGGCTGTCGCCCTCGATCGCCATTCGGTTGAGCAGGGCCTGCCTCTCTTCGAAGCTGCCTCGCTGCTGCCCGCCCTGATGGACACCTGTTCCACCAGCGGAACCGCGAACGACCCCGGCGTCTTTCAACGCCTCGGCCTTCAGTTCCTCACGGACCTCCTTGCGTGCGTCGAGTTCGATCTCGCGCTTGGTGTCGGCCTCAGTCTTGGCGGCACCGACCTGCGCTCCCGTGGCGGCCTTGTAGGACGTCCACGCGAGTTCGGTTGCGCCAACCTGATCGCCCGCCTTCTGGAGGGCGTCGATGGCCTTAGCAAGGGGGGTGTTGCTCCGAACGAACAGAGCAACCTCATCGGAGAACTGCTCGGAGCCGGGGTGCTTCTCGGTCATGTACCGAGTCACCTCGCCCCACTTCCTGTCTTCCGCTTCTTGCGCGGATTCACGGGACGCATCGTTCTCCTGCACGCGGTACGAAGCGATGGCGTCGGCCAGTTCACGGTTGGCCTTCGACAGCTTCTTGTTCGCCTCCGCGTCGAGAAGTCCACCTTCCTCGACGATCTCCGACAGCACCTTGTCGTAGTTGGCCTGCGCCTCGTCCACTTGGGTTCGTGACACCCTCGGGACAGGAGCGGCCTGCGGAGCGGCCTGCGGGGCCGGTGTCTGGCGAAGTCTCAGGTTCTCGGCTTCGATCGCAGCCAGCTTCGCAGCCAACTGGTCACGCTCGTCGAGAGCCTTGTTCGCCATCTGGGCGAGATTACTACCGCCCTTGATCGCCTCTTCCACCGTCAGGTACTTGCCGTTGTACTTCCCAGTCTTCGGGTCGAACGTGGCTTTCGCTGCGGCTTCGAGCGCCTCGGGGGTATCCGCCTTGACCGGAGCGTCACCGGCACTACCGGGCTTCACAGCGGGTTGGCCGCCTTCCACCGTCGTTGCCTGACCACCAGTCGTGGTGCTCCCTCCGGCACCGGGTTGTCCGGCGTCGGGGGTAGTTCCTGCGGGCGGCGGCGTACCGTGCTGCCACCCGATTGCATTCATGGGACCCATGACGTCGCGCTCGACCAGCGTCTTCGCGAGCAACGAGGTCATTTCCTGCTCTTCTTTCGATCTTCCGAGACTCATCCTTTCTCCTTGCCGGGTGGTCCGGCGCGGTGATGGTTCGCGCTACTTGCGCTTGCGTCGCGTGCCCTGAAGAGGGTTGCGATGCTCAGGATAGACGCCACCGTTGGCGTCCTCCTTCTTTTTCTCGGACAGGAAGATGGCAACCTCTTGCTTCGGGTTGGTCACCACCGGACCGGCCGGGCCGCCGCTATGCAGCTTCCCGGACTTGAACTTCTTGTAGACTTCGCTCGAAGGCACGTCAGTAGTCCTCGGCAGGATCGTATGGAGCGGGGGTCGCGTCCTGATCCATGCCCACGATCGGCTTCACGCCTCCGTGCTGCTGGAGGTTCGTGTAGTGATCGTCGTTCGACATGTTCGCCATCGCCTTCATGGCCCGCTCGTGCATGGTCTCCTCGATGATCTTGTCGAAGAACTCGATGAGGCCTTCGCCGAAGACCGTGCCGCCAGCGAGGAACTCGTCGGGGTACTTGTCTTGGCGCTCGCGGCTCCGGTCCTTCCACATCTTCTGGAAGGAGCGAAGGATGCCGTTCATGTACGGCTTCCAAGTGTGCAGGTAGGCGGGCGAGTTGAGTATCCACTCCATCTCGCCCAACTTCTGCTCGTCGAAGGTTGCTAGGGAGAAGAACTCGGAGAAGTCTCCGCGCTCAGTCCCTTTCTGTTCTGACATCGGACACTTCCTTTCTGATGGTCGTCTTCAGCATCCGCCTCGCTGTGCGGTGCTGACGATGCTTGTCCAGCCGATGGGATCGGCACATCCGACACCAGCAAGCCTTCCAGCCGAGACGGGCCCGGATGGTGGCTAGGTGGAGGTCCTTCATCCGGCGACGGGTGCGAGGACGGAGCCGATGTCGACCGGCGCACGGAGCGACTGGGCCGAGCCCGGAGGGGCTGCGGCGTTGCCGCCCGGCATACCGGGGATGACAGACGGACCGCCGTTCGCGATCTGACCGGAGGTGGGGATGTTCGCAGCGCCGCCCGGCTGGGCCATCGCGCCTGCGAGAGCCGGGTTCGTGACCATGTTCTGGAGCGCGGGCTGCATGAACAGTTCGTTGATGTTCGGAACTTCGAAGACCCGGAACAGGTTCCGGAAGAAGTTGACCGAGTTGATCTGGCCCATCATCTGGGCACCGAGCGGGGAAGCGAGGGCCTGAAGTAGCTGGAGCAGGTTCTGCTGCTGCATCTGCTTCGAGAGGCCCATCGTTGCACCGAGGGCGCGGGCGACGTAGCTGGGGTGCAGATCGTATGCGGTCAGCGTCTCGCGGGAGGCCGGGATCGGCATGTTCGTGACCGGGTCGAGCATCGCACCGTCACCGAGGATCATCACCTCGATGGGCGGAGCGAGGAACTGCTTCGACAGGGACGCGAAGAAGTTGGCCGTCGGCTCCAGCATGTTCTCTTCGTAGATGCGGGCCTCCAGCATGAGCCGGGTGCCCGCTGCCTCGCGCCTGCCGACGAACTCGCGTGCGGTCTGACGGCTGTCGCCGCCCATACCCTGCACTGCATCGTCGACAATGCCAGTACCCATCTGGAGGTACTCACGAATCTGACCGATCCGCGAGTCTGCGATGGAGAGGCCTTGGTTGTTGAACTGGAACGGCATGATGACCGAGGAGGGGTTGCCGTTGACACCGACGAAGCGACCCGGACGCGAGTAGAGGTTCCGGGTGTTGAGGCCGGAGGCTCGATCGAAGAACCACATCGGGTCGATCATCAGATCGGCCGCGTCGAGGCTCTGGTTCAGGTAGCGGTTGCCGGTGATCTGCAACTTCTCGACGATCTCGGCCTTGCCCGGGGCGAAGAAGTAGTGCGGGTCGGGCGTAGGCGAGTAGGCGACGAAGGGGATTTTCTTGTGGTTGTACGGGTTCGGCCGGTTACGCATCAGGTACTGCCGATTGGCGACAGTGATGACGCGATTGACCATGCCGTCGGTCGCGAACTCCGAGGGGACACGGCCCCAGAACTCCAGAATCTCGATCGGGCGCGAGTACTTGTCCATGAAGCGGGCAGTCTCGTCATCCATCGCGACGCGGGTCTGGAAGCGCCGCACTGCGGCGAGTGTCTCGGGTGATGCGGAACCGGAGCCGTCACGTTCGAGCCGGGCCAGTTCGGCCTTGTCGAAGGTGCCGATCGAGGCGAGGTAGCGGAGGTCGTCGAGGTCGAGGAAGTACCGACGGACGAACCACTTCATGTCGCGCAGGCGGCCTACCGTCGGCTGCGGGAAGCAGTCGAGGAGGTCGAGGTTGATCGTCTCGGGGCCGTCGAAGGTGACGACCTTGCCCTTGCGGATGTGCTGCACGACCTTGCCCGACAGCGGCATCTTGTCGATCTGCTCGATGACGGTGTCTTCCTCGTCGCGCCGCCAGCCGACCTGAGCCACGCCCACGCCGTAGAGCGAGGCAGCGAGGATGATGTCGACCTGCTTGAGGAAGCCATCGTCGTCCTTGAACTGGGCCGCGACGAGCGATTCCTGCTTGCGGGCGATCTTCGAGTCGTCGGGGCCGTATCCGAGGAAGGAGACGGGCGGGTACGAGGAGAGCGAAGAGGCCGCCATGCGGGAGGCGAAGGACCACAGGGCCGAGAAGATCAGCGGGATGTGGACGTTGTTCTTGTGGGGCGAGAAGCGGCCGTTCCACGTTCCGCGCCAGAGGTCATAGAGGCGGGGCAGCTTCTGCCGAATGCCCATGCTCTGTGACTCGGAGTACTGGACGCTGTCGACCACCATCTTGCAGAGTTGGCGGTTGAACAGGTAGCCAGCGGGCTCCTTCTCGATGGTCAGTGAGTTCAAGAGAAGACCTCCATCCCTCCTTTCAGACTGTCGGGGATGTGGAGTGAGGTGAAGCGCCCACCGAGGGTGATGAGGCCACCGTCACGGCAGATGCGGGCGAAGAGGTCGCGGGTGAGGTACACGTCGGAGGCACAGTAGTTGAAGATGCGGCCCCATTGGCCCTTCTTCATCAGGTCCTTGACGTTGCTGCCATGGTCGATCTTGCCCCGGCCGAGGTTCTGCTTGGCGATCCGGTCGAGCGTGAAATCGCCCTTCTGTCCGTGCTTGCCGATCTTCCGATTCGCGGCCGTCGCCATCTCGTAGATGTCGTAGTGGAGCGGAATGCGGAGCCGGCGGCCGACGAGCCCTTCGAGGCAGGGAACGTCGAACCGCTCGGAGCAGTAGCCGACCACGGCGTCGGCCTGTTCGAGATGTCTCGCGCAGGTCTCGGCAGTGTGGTCATCGTACATGTGAAGGGAGTAGTCGCGCGTGTCGTAGACGGCGATGGCGCAGGCACCGCCCTTGCCTCGGCGGAGTGCCTCCCATCCGGCTTCCTTGTCGGTGGGATTGAGGTCCTCGGCCCACTTCCGTGTCTCGACGTCGAAGATCATGATGCGGGAGCGCATCGGTGCCGCCTTTCTAGCCTACAGGCTCGTACGGGATGTAGTCGTCGCCCCAGTCGCCTCGGACGCCGTCGTCCATGAAGCCGTTCGCCCGTGCTTCGTCGCGATCGGCCAGCATCTGGAGGACTTCCTCGTTGGTGGGACGCCGTGCTATGGACTTGAGTTCCTGATCGCCCGGCGAGACGACGACAGCGCCCTCGTCCACCGCGTTGCCTCCTGAACCGAGGTTGGGCGGGAACCAGAGCTTCGAGATGAAGCCGTCGGCTTGAGCGTCAGCAAGGTCGTCGTGCGAGGCTGAATCAACCTTCAGAATCTGGTTGACCATCTTGTGGACGACCGGGTGAACGACGAAGTGGGGGCACTTGGTGGCCTCCATCGTCTTGGTAGCTGGGTTGTACTTGGGTGGAGGGCAGTCGCAGCGGGGACGGTCGAGCAGGATGCGGACATAGCCGGTGGCCCAGTGGCCGACGGCCGTACGGATGCGCGATCGCTTGTCCTTCTTGCGGTTCAACTGGATGAACCAGTCGTTGCCGAGTTGGTAGCCTGCGGAGCGCAGGAGACCGAGGACTCGGTTCTTGTAGGTGCCTTCCTTGCCGCCCGGCTCGACCTCGTCGGTGACGGCTTGGACCATGATGCCCCGGCGGCGCAGGTTACCGAAGACCTTGATGAGTTCGACGTTGAAGTCTTCCTCACGCCACTCGTTCGAGGCTTTCAGGTTCTGCGTGTCGAGGTAGAGGAGGCCGTTGTCCCGCTCGTCTGCGAGCCAGACCACGATGGCAGAGTCGTCGCCCTTGCCCATGTTGTCCTTGTTCTTGAAGGCCGTGTCGATGTGGATGGTGGCCCACTTCGGACGGACGTTCCAAGTGAAGTCGTCGTAGGACATGTACAGGTAGGGAATCTGCGACTCGACGAGCGGCGCGTGTTCCGATGCGCCCGGGTCGTTCTGCTGCTGGCAGGCGAAGTCTTCGGCGTCGATGCGCTTGGCATCGGCGATCGTCCGCTTCGTCCACAGCTTCGGGTGCGTGGGCTCGCCAGTGACGGGGTCTTCGGTCTGGTAGAAATAGACGTGCCAGACGCCCGCGCCCCATGCGACCTTCTCGGTCACGGAGGAGTAGTGCGGGCAGGGCATCCCATTCCACGAGGCGATTCCCTCTTCCTTGAAATGGCGGCCGGCGATGTCGTCTTCGAGGTAGCGGGTGAGCGTGAAGACGAGAAGGCCGTTTCGGTGGAGCGAGTTCTTCGAGGCCTTGACGCCGGCATGTGCAGCCCGAAGGTACGCCTCGCGTTCGTCGCGAATCTTGTTCGCTTCGAGCGGGTCGTCCCAGAAGACCGATCGCGGGTGATAGCCCGTTGAGCCGATGTTCGAGGTCGAGGTGTCGATCGAGGGCTCGCCGATGTTCTTGGCCGTCTTGCAGGCGTGGTTGATCGCTTCCTTCGTCTTGTCGGTCGCGCCTGCGACCCAGTCGCCATAGAGCCACGCGAACTGCGAGTCCTCGTCGGTCCCGGCCATCACGGAGATGAGGGACTTGAGGATGTCGCCGGACAGCTTGGAGGAGGCTGACTGGAGCAGGGTCGTCATGTTCCTGTCGAGGAGGTGCAGCCAGAGGATGGCCGACTTCTCGATCACGGTCTTGCCGTATCCTCGGGGGAGGACGGAAGCGATCTTGTACTGCTCGGGGACTCCGGCGATGGCCCGCTCTCGCCACGAGAGGAGGTGGCCTTGGTACCAGCGAGCATACGGGTGATGGATGGGGTCGTAGAGCCACTGGGGCTCGGAGGGGTTGGACCGGAGGAAGGACTCGGCTCCCCAACCGCGCTTGATGAAGTACCAGAGGCTGTCAGGGTGCGTTCCCACATTTCCCGCACCGTCGTGCCACGCTTCCGGCGCACAGATCGCACGCCAGAGATCACGCTCCGCTTCCAACGCCCAACCTGTCTCAGCAGTCTGCGCCATTGGAACTCCCAGAAGCCGATGTAGCCTCGTGCGTAGAGGCGTTCGAGCGTCGTGTAGACGGTGTCAGGGGAACCGCCTCGCTGGTAGATGTCGGCGAGTAGGTCGAGGAAGGTCTTCTCATTGAAGGCAGATGCATCATCGACGATGGCCTGCGCGGCGGCCGACAGGGCAGTCTTGGGTGGATCGATGCCGATGCGGCGAAGTTCGTCGTCGTATTTCTTGGTGCTGTCCAACCTCTCGGCCAGTTCGACCTTACCGGTGCCGCACCACGGATGGGGGCAGGGAGGTAGGATGTCGGGGATGTAGTAGCCTTCGGACCGGAAGACCTCGACCGGGTTGCCGTTGACCGGGATGAAGCGGCCGGGCCGCTTGTAGAGGCAGTCCTTGCAGGCCATGATCCGGGTCTCGCCCGGAAGGGCCTTGCCACAGACAACGCAGTGGTTCTCGATCACTGGGGCCGCCTTTCGATCATGCCGGCGCGGATGAGGCGGGGCTTGGTCATGGAAGACTTGTTCGCGTGGTCGAAGTAGTACTTGATCTCGGGGCTCATCTCGATCTCGAAGTAGCGCGGGTCGCCCGAGAGTTTCGGGACGATGTGCCACGGGAGGTGCTTCGCCATGTAGGGCGCGCCGATCCGGACGCCGTTGATCGCGTACTCATGCTTCGAGCAGAGGGCGAAGGTCGTGTCGGTGGGGCGATTGTGGATGGCGATCGAGTCGAGCCACTTGATGATCGGGCCGCGAGACTCCGGGTGATAGCCGTCGGGGTAGTCGCAGAAGCGGTCATCGGTCCACGCCGGATTCGTTGGCGGGATGCGGTAGTCCGAGAGGGTGAGTCCGACCTTCGGGTAGCCGAGCCGGAGGACCTCGGTCATTCGGTCGGCCCAGTCGTTCGGGAGGTCCGAGAGGTCGAGGTCAGGGTCGCTGACGACGTACTTGGTCCCGATGAGGGAGCGGCCGAAGATGTCCCACGGTGCCGTGTGGCCGAGGTTCGAGTCGAGCGAGACGACTTCGCAGGGGTTCGTCGCGTACCAGTCGAGGAGGGGCTGGTAGGTCGAGGCATTGTCGATGATGATGACTTCGTGCCCCTGACGCTTCAGTACCCCCACCATCTCGCGGGGCCACGTCAAGTAGTTGCGGTTGTTGATGAAGCAGAGCATTACCTGCTCCTTTCGTGGCTGAAGAACGACTACTTTTTTCGGCTAGCGGCCGGCGATGAACTTCTGGCCGCCGTTGAAGCGCGAGTGGAGTCGGGGATCGACGAGGTTCTTGGCGCGGGACATCGCGCGCTCGTGTAGCGCCTCGCGTGCGGCGTAGAGCGCGTCGGACTCGGGAGCCTCGGGATTGGCCTTCCGGTGCTCGTCGTAGCGGGCATCGTGGGCAGTCTGGCACTCGGCGCAGCGGACGGCGACATAGTCGGACTTGGCGTTGCCGCAGTTCTGGCAGTGGGACGTCAGCATCTCAGTTCTCCTTGGGAGGGGGCGGGGGCAGTAGCCTCGGTGGGTGGTCCAGCGAGTTCAGCACCCTTGTGATCCAGCCCGCGTCTGGCTCGTTGGCGTACTCCTCGTTGAGGAGGTGCTCGCGCATCGAGAGTTGCTCGCGGTGATGCCTGTTCGTGGCGTCCTCGTGGGTGACGACCCGGACGAGGATTCCATGTTCGTTGCGAATCCACATGAAGTCGGAGGGCTCGCACCAGCAGTCGGCAGAGGACTCGTGGCCGACCGGGCCGATGGAGAGGTGGATGGTAGGCCGGTACTCTTCCATGTTCACTCGACGCCGTCCTTTCTGTCGGACTCCCGCAGCTTCCGGTCGATGATCTCGGTCCAGAGATGCAGGCGCTTGGGTGACTTGCGGACGTAGGCCGTGACGACCTTGTCCATGGCGAGGATCACGTACTCTTCCATCTCGTCGGTCAGCCAGCCGAGGCACATCGGCATCAGGATGACGTGGAGCAGTTCGTGGACGACGGTCCCGATGTGATCGATGCCGTCGGCGGTCTGCTGGTTGGCGTCGACCTTGATCTGGATGTTGGTCGGCGGGAAGAGGTCGTCCCAGACGCACAGGCCCTGCTGGGCCTTCATCGGGGTGTAGCGGAGGGTGACTTCAGGGTGCTGGAGTAGCTCCAGACACGTCCGGTGCAGCTTCGGGAGGTTGAGGGGGTACTTGCCGCCCTTCATCGGATACCTCGAAAGCAAGATGGAGAGCCGCTGTGGTCACCTTGGCCCCAGCAGCGATCATGAGGTCGGCCATCCTGCGGGAGGCCGCCTCGAAGGTCATGGGGGCACGAGGGCCCAGTTGCTTCTCCCGCTGCCTCTCCTTCAGCTTCGCCCACATCTGCGAGGCAGACATGCGGGTGTCGGGATGGAGGTTCGGGTCGAAGGCGAAGCGGATGCACTGCTTCAGCATCGCGGACGAGACCTGCTCGTCGGTCGCCTTGTCGTCTGTCAGGGCTGCCATGTCGGCGATCGCCTGCATGGCCGTGTGGTCCAGCATCTGGGCCGGCGGGGTCGGAGATTCGACCAGCGGGGCCGTCGGCTTGGGGGCGGGGGCGGTCTTCCGGGTGGAGCGGCCGACAGTGAGGAGCCCTTCGGCGACCAGTTCCCGGCGCACGAGGGAGATCAGGGGCTCGGAGCAGTCGGCTCCCATGGCCTGTTCCTTGATCGACTCGTCCTTGTGGGCGAGGATGTACTCCCGGGCCCGTTCCTTTCGTGTCTGAGGAGCCATAAGTTCTGGTAGGCCCTCCTTTCATCCGGTAAGTGTGGGCCCAGCACAGGGCAACGGCGGAACGCACACGCGCGTTTACGGTGGCTGCCTCGCTGGTTCCGGACCCCTGTTATAGAGGTCCACGTTTTTCTGCGATCCGGGTGCTGCGTACAACTTCCTGACAACTTTTGGGGTCTGTCCGGGGCCCCACTTGGCACGAACCTTGCTAGCGCCCGTTGGCACGCTCCTTGCGATAGCATGAACCATGCCAACACGTTAGCCCCACGCGCCTATGCAAGCGCCATGCCAGCCCGAGGCGATGTTCCACTCTGCAACAGCACGGGGTACGTACATAGCATGGCACACTTCTTGCTCCAAGTGTGACGCCGGACGCAACTTTCGGACCAACGCGGCATCGGAGCGTGTCAAGAATGCAAGCGACAGGTTGGCACATTCCTTGCATGGCCCCCGTTGCGTGCGTTCCATTCTGAAACACCACCAGCGTAAGCCCTTGCGCCTCAGTGAGTTACGCCGGAACGCTCCCACGCTTCCAAGGATGCCCTACAATCGCGTCGACCCCCCTCCGAGGGTGTCCGTACTACCCCCTGTGTCAAGCCCTTGTCCCCCAACGACTTGACATTTAGATTGGCGCAGGCTGGCGGGCCATCTTCCTGTCCAGCCTTCGTCAGGCCGTTGTCACGGCACGGCTCTTGCTCCCCAGCATGTTCCATGCCACCGACACTGGCACGATACTTGCCACGCGCGCGCGTTCCTTTAGATTGGCGCTCGCCGGCCCGGACCGCCCTCCCGGCCTGCCCGCCTAAGCCCTTGAGCCGCAACACGTTAGGCGATTCGCTCCCAGACGCTCAAGGATGCCCCAGAATCGCGTCGGACCCCTCGCAAGTCCTACCCTACTCGGGAAAAACCTAAGTCTGTACAGGCCAACGAGTTACAGGCGCGCGTCCCGCAGGAACGGAGGCCTGCTAGGGCCATCCAGTTGTGCAGTTGACCACATGGAATCGTCAAGGATTCGCCATCTGCAATACCTGCGCGGCGGGCGCTCATTGTGGCACAACGACTTACGGGCTCGTGCGGGATGCCCCACGGTTTGAGGCTTTTCGCCCTGTTTTCGGCCATCGCCTCGTGAGGCGTCGTTGCGGCACAACGAGTTAGCTCGTGGCACAGCGATTGCACTGTACGTTGGTGCAGCACGGTCCGCCTCCCGACGAGGCGGCGCGACACCGAAACGCACCGACGCCTGACCCGCCCGAGAGCCTCCTCCGGACGACGACGGGATGGCGCACGGCCGGCCCCACAGCGGGCACCGCGACAGCGCGGCAGACGGTGGAGCGACAGGCGGAGCAGGGGATAGGCCACAAGCCCGCGTCACGCGAGCCGCCACGGCCTGCCGCCCAGACATCTGAACGAGACCGCACCCGGACCGCCATAGAGCGGACGCCGTGACGGCCCACCACGCACCAGCAGTGACCGCACCTTGTAGAGCCCCTCGGGGACAGTGAAGACGAGGCGGTCAAGCGCGTGACATCGGGGCCAGAGCGAAGCGCCAGAGCGCCACCCGGATGCCTGTTCTCGCGACGCCGTACACCGTGCTCCAATGTGGGCGCGGGCCCCAAGGTCAGCCTCAAGAGCACGCCGTGCGATGGCACGAGCCGCTCACCGGACCCCACTGCCCGCGCCCGGTCGCCTGCTTCAGTGGCAGGCCTGAAGAGCCCACAAGGGCGAAACCACAACCGGGAGAACCGCCATGCAGAACGTCACCGTGACCGTCAAGGGCAACATCGCGACCATCACCGTCGACCTGTCGCAGGACCACGGGCCGAGCGCGTCGGGCAAGACGAACATCGTCGCGTCGACGCACGGCAACGTGCTCATCCCCGGCAGCGACGTCACCCTCGGCCTGAACGCCTACCGCAAGGCGCGCAAGGCCGCCTGAGACCACGCAAGGTCGAAACGCACGCGGGCCACCGACGCCCCGCCTTCAGTGGCAGCGTGCGTACCACCGTCACGCGGTGGCTGACGAGACCGTTATGGGCAGGCTGGAACGAGTCCAGCGAAGCGCGGAGGGGCGGGAGTCATGACCCGTGAGTACGCGCAAGGCCGGTGCGACCCCGGCCCTGCCCACGCATCTTGCGATTGAACGAGGCGTCGTGACCCACGCCTACCGCATCACGCGGAGCAAGAGGGAACCATGCGATTCACCCCAGAGCAGCCGCTGCCCGTGTGGGCAGAAGCGAAGCCCGAGCAGGACGCATTCCAACCGTTGTGGCCCATCGGCAACCCGCCTCGTGGCACCCGCAACGAGTCACCCACCACCTACACCAAGAGGTGAGGCACCATGTCCAAGTCCATCACGCTCGAACCGCACTGGCCGTCGCTGCTCAAGTTCTTCGAGCACGCCGCCAAGTCCCACAAGGGTGCGAAGCGCCGCCTGTTCGAGAAGCAGGCCGCCGAGATTCGCGCCTACCTCGCAGCGAACCCCGACAAGGCGGTGTGACCATGTTCCGCAAGCCCCGCCGTCGCATCACGCTCACGCTCGAATGGCGCGACGACCAGCACCCGGTCGTGACGCTCACCCGCTGGACCTACGGCACGACCAACAAGGCCCTCCGCAACGCAATCGCGTGGGCCTTCGCGCAGCAGCCGGTCGACCCACCGAGCATCGTCACGGCCACGTACGACGGGTACGTCACCCGCGTCTGAGGAGGCACCATGGACCCGCTCACCGTCCTCGAATGCAACGCAACGCCTGCGCCCGGCACCTACGTGGCGTGGACCACCGGCATCATCTCGCACGTCCGGTTCTACCGCGACGGGCTCGAAGGGGCGCTGCTCCTGAGCACGCTCAAGTTCAACCTCGACAGGCTGCACGTCCCGCACATCACCCGGAGGGCCGCATGAAGCTGACCGCGAAGTTCCAATGGGTCTTCAACTCGCCCAAGGATGCAGGGCTCGCCGCTGCGGCCCTGAGCGACCGCAAGTCCTGCCACGTCGTGAGCAGCCTGTTCGTCGACGATGAGCAGGTCGCTCCGGTCGACACCAACGACGTGACACACGTCATCATCACGCACCTCAAGGCCAAGTTCGTCGACCTGTGGCGCGTGACGGCCGTCACCAGCTTCCTCCCGTACGACGACGAGTCGTACGACGAGACGCCCGAGGTGTCCTTCTCGCCCGCCCTGTTCGACGGCGAGGACCTGCCCCGGCTCGACACGTATGCAGAGGTCCGGCCCAACGAGGTGCGGGGCAGCTACCGCCTCGCTGGCGGTGAGGCCGACGACTGGCGCGTCATCACCGAAGAGAGCGAGGTGGCCTGATGGTCAAGGTCAGTGAGGTCAAGCGGTACCGGGTCACGTACACCGCCTACGTCTACGCGGTGGACGAGGACGAGGCCGGGCAGAACATGCTCGACTGCAACGGTGACTTCGACACCGAGGTCGTCGAGGTTGACGACGCCGGCAACGAGGTGGTAGCATGAAGACCTTCTGGGACGTCCTGCTCCTCCTCTGCTTCTGGTTCACCCTCATCGTCTGCGCGTGGGTCCCACCCTGCACCAGCACGCCCCCACTCGGGGCGAGAAAGACGAGGCACAAGTGAGAACGAAGGTCCGCATCACGCTCCTCGTGACCGAGGACACGTTCGCCCGCCTGAACCGCAACACGACGTCAGGCGACATCGTCATCGACCAGAAGGACGGGCCCACGTACTTCCTGCCCATCGAGAAGGTCGAGTACATCCGCGAGAAGAGGTGAGCATGGGACGCTTCAGCACCGCAGCCAAGGTCGCGAAGGAGAAGGAGGAACACCCGGAGAGGTTCTGCCCCATCAAGGGCTGCCTCTTCCGGACCTTCAGCGAACGCACCAACACGCACAAGCCCTGCATCAAGCATCCGAAGATGCTGAACTGGGCGGCCCGGTGCGAATGCTACAAGGGCCACAACTCGTCGAGCGGTCGCTGCAACGTGCGCGACGTCGTCAACGAGACCCACAACGAGGGCGACGCCGTCATCTGCGAGCGTTGCCAGAGGGAGTGCAAGTGAACGGATACTTCATCCTCATCCCGATTCAGGGTGAGCAGTCTGGCCGTGACATCCTCGCGGCCACTGGCCTCATCGGCACCGTCGTGCCGGCCGACCAGCACCTCGTCGACGTCTCGGTCGCTCACCTCTTCCCCAAGGAGCGTGTCGCATGAAAGAGCGATGCCTGTACTGTGACTCGCCCATCCCTCTCGACAGCGACTCGGACTTCTGCTCCGACGACTGCTCCGACGACTACCTCGACGAGGAACCGTTCGAGGACGACGAGGACGACCTCTGGGATGGGGAGGATGACCTCGACGAGGATGAGGACGACCTGTGGGCCGAGGAGGACTACGACAGTGAGAGCGACGAGTAGCCTCCCGACCCAGCCTCGCGTCGGTGACAGGTGGCGCAGCATCGCCAACCCGGACGTCACCGCCGTCGTGAAGGACACCAGTAGCGCGTGGGACGGCACCGTCAAGCGCGTGCTCGTGAGCGTGAACGGCAGCCGAGAGTGGATGCTCGCCTCGGACCTGCGCGCAGCGTACCGCCTCAACCGGAGGAACTGAACCATGCACACCAGCATCCTGAAGATTCGCCTGCCCGAGCACCGCATCGAGTACACGGGCGTCGATGCCAAGGAGGCCCGCTTCCGTGCCTCGCTGGCCCGTGGCAACGGCCGCACCGTCACCACCGAGAAGGTCCTCGTGACCGGCTCGTCCACGCTGTTCCACTACACGGTCATCTCGCAGGAGGCCAAGTGAACATCACCCGTGTCCCGTCGCCCAAGCAGTTCGACAACGGCGACTACGACCCCGTCGACAGTGCGCCGCCCGACAACTACGCAGGGGCCGACGAGGTCATCTACTGGTACTCGGTCGGCAGCTACTGCGGCGCGGGCCACGCGCTCATCTTCAAGAATGGCAAGGTCGCGCTCATCGGTCTCAGCCACTGCTCCTGCTACGGGCCGTGGGAGGGCGAGCCGCGCGAGTACCTCGACCGCATCGAGGTCAGCCCCGGCCTGATGGCCGAACTCGAAGTCTTCAACCGTCCCGACCTCTTCCACGTCGTCTAACCCAGAGGAGAACTCACGCATGAGCACCATCGACATCGCCCACAAGCAGTGGGCCAGCCGTCCCGCCGACGAGCGGTTCACCACTCTCGCCGCCTTGGCCGCCAGTGTACGGGCCCGCAAGACCAACTCGGTCGATGGCCGAGTCGACCTGCGTCAGGTCGAGGTCGAGGTCAACGGCAACTTCACCCTCGTGGGCAGCAATCGCCGGGCCATCCTGAACCACTGGACGGCCGGCCAGTTGCTCTCTCAGTTGGCCGTGCCCCGGGACCTGCTCGCCCGCCTCGATCCGAAGGTGGCCGCGGCCGTCGTCAACAACCGGCTGACCAAGGCCATCGCCGAGGAGGACATGAACCCGAAGCAGCGCGTCCTCATCGACAACGGGACCAGCACGGTCCGGGCCTTCCACGGCCGCAGGTACGAGCCGGCCTCCATTGGCTGGGCCTCTACCTCACGCAGTACTGGGACCCGAGTCACAGCTACACCGACGGTGGCATGGGCGACTACATTCTGGTTGCGCTCATGGGGTTCATCGCCACCATCAC